AGGAATGTTAGGATTTAATCCTGTAATTTAACCACAACAAAATGCGGGATTAGTTCATGGACAAAGACGAATTGCGTCTAGGTCGTATCGAGGCCAAACTAGACAAGTTATCAGATGCAATAGTGTCTATGGCTAGAATGGAAGAGAGGATGGTGACGCTGTTTAAGCGTATGGAATCATACGACAGCTACCAGAAAAAATTAAACGATAGGGTGGAAGAGTTGGAAGAGATATCACAAGGTCGAGGACACTTTCTTAGATTTTTTGAGAGGGTATTCTGGATTGTGTTAACTGCGGGAGTGGGTAGCATATTTTGGGTCCTAAAGAGTAATCTTTCATGAGTGAAGAGACTAAAAAATTAACTGAGATGCAGGAAGTTTTCTTAGACGCCCTTACTGGCCCAGCGCGAGGTAATATCCGTGCAGCTATGGATGTGGCGGGATATTCTGCAAACACAAGAATTAGCGAGGTCGTAGGGCCTCTAAAAGACGAAATCATAGAACGCAGTTCTACTTTGCTTGCCCTCAATGCACCTAAAGCCGCCTTTGGCATTATCGGTGTGTTGGACGATCCGTCAGCTATGGGAGCTAGAAACGCTGTATCAGCAGCGCGGGAAATTTTGGATCGTACAGGTTTAGTTAAGAGAGAGCAGATTCAAGTCACGGGTCCAGAGGGGGGTATCTTTATTATGCCACCTAAGAAGGTAGCCGATGACCCAGACGATCTGGACTAATAAGTCCCGACCTAACAAGACTGCTCGTATAGCCTATGGCTACATGGCCAGCGAAGAAGACCCCTTAGTACTTGTACCTGATCCTGAGATCATACCCGTACTTGAGGAGGCTTTGTCATATTTGGACAATGGTAATTCTCTACGGAACACTGCTACTTGGTTATCTGAAAAGGCAGGCCGTAAAATCTCACACCAAGGTCTATCTAAGATTTGGAAAGAGAAGCGCCAAGGTGAGAACCAGACTGATCGCGTAAAGCAATTAGCTAAGAGCAAAAAGAAACGCTCACCTAAGACTAAAGAAAAGAAACAAGAAGCACAGCTCCGCAAGAAGTTAGCGGGAGCACGTCGTAGCCTGACAGTGGCTGAGAAGAAGATTAAGAACCATGTTGATGATCCTGATACACCGTCTACGGTAGAGGACTTCTCATCATCTCTGGACTTCTCTGCATCTCCCGTAGAGCAGGAAGTAATATTTAAGCCTAACGAAGGCCCGCAGACAGAGTTCCTAGCGGCCAGTGAGCGTGAGGTGTTGTACGGAGGCAGTGCTGGTGGCGGTAAGACTATGGCTCTTATTGCAGACCCGATGCGCTACTTCCACAACCCAAACTTCAATGGTCTAGTTCTACGTCGTACCACAGACGAATTGCGTGAGATTATATGGAAGACGCAGGAGATATACCCCAAGGCATTTAAAGGAGCTAAGTGGCAAGAGAAAAAGTCTCAGTGGGTATTCCCTAGCGGCGCTAGGTTATGGCTCACTTACCTAGAGCGTGATGAAGACGTTCTACGTTATCAGGGACAGGCATTCTCGTATGTAGGGTTTGATGAGCTCACGCAGCACAGCACCCCCTTTGCATGGAACTACATGAGGTCTCGTTTAAGAACTACAGACCCCTCGTTGCCAATCTTTATGCGGGCAACAACTAACCCCGGAGGCCCCGGTCACCAGTGGGTTAAGAGAATGTTTATCGATCCCGCATCTCCTAACAAGGCGTTTGCGGCGACTGATTTAGAGACGGGTGACCCTATGGTCTACCCAGAGACATCTGACAAGGCTGGGCAACCTCTGTTCTACAGACGGTTTATACCAGCAAGTTTATACGATAATCCGTACTTGTCTGGAGACGGTCAGTACGAAGCTAACTTGTTATCTCTGCCTGAGATGCAACGTCGCCAATTACTAGAAGGTGACTGGGGAATTGCTGAAGGTGCGGCATTCCCAGAGTTTAGATTGAAGGACCATGTAGTAGAGCCATTTGATATACCCCATGACTGGAGACGTTTCCGAAGTTGTGACTATGGGTACTCAAGCTATAGTGCAGTTCACTGGTTTGCTATTGACCCTAGTTATGAAACTTTGATATGCTATAGGGAGTTATATTTAACTAAGCATACTGGTCGTGATCTAGCAAAAGCTGTAATCGAAGCCGAAGACGGCGAGAGAATGCAGTATGGGATATTAGACTCATCTTGTTGGCACAACCGAGGGCAGATTGGCCCATCCATAGCTGAAGAAATGATTACTATGGGATGCCGCTGGCGCCCTAGTGATAGAACAGCTGGGGCACGAGTTGCAGGTAAAAACAGGCTACATGAATTATTAAAGGTGGACCCCGACACTGAATTAGCGGGTCTCGTATTTTTTGATACCTGCCGACAGATTATTGCTGATCTACCAGTCATACCAAGTAACCCTAAAGGTACAGATGACATCGACGCTAGATTTAAAAGCGACCACGCATACGACAGCGTAAGATACGCTATTATGTCTCGTCCTAGCTCAGGCTCAATGTTTGACTCGATGCCAAACCAAACTTCTCATTACGTCCCTAGCGACTCCACATTTGGATACTAATACATGGCTCTAGTTAATCCCCCAGACGATATGAACCTCGACGCGACTTCTCAGCCTATATTCCATGCAGAAGAGGGCAAAGATGTGGCCGCCGAGAACCGAGAGTTCTCTGATTTAGTTGCGTGGATTAACACACGTTTTACCCGCTCTAAAGATTCCCGACGTGAGGATGAGGATCGCTGGCTAAAGAACTACCGTAATTATCGTGGCCTGTATGGGCCTGACGTAAAATTTAATGAGTCAGAGAAAAGCCAAGCATTCGTAAAAATTACTAAGACAAAAGTATTAGCAGCCTACGCCCAAATATCTGACGTTCTGTTTGCAGGCGGCAAATTCCCAATTGGTGTAGAGCCTACCCCTGTTGTTAAAGGTGGAGTAGACGCAGTAAACTTTGACACTCAAGACAAGCCAGAAGAGATGTCTGAGGAGCCTAAGAAGTCTACAGTAAAGCGCAAAGAATTAATTGACCTAGCAGGCCCTTACTCAGATCGCCTAAAGCCTATTAAAGACCAGCTAGGTGAAGGTGACTCGGGTAATCCCGGCGCAATTATTTTTGAGCCAGCTAAACAAGCAGCTAAGCTCATGGAAAAGATTATCCACGATCAGCTGGAAGAGAGTGAAGGTTCTACCCATCTGCGGTCTATGGCTTTCGAGATGGCGTTGTTTGGACACGGCGTAATCAAAGGTCCGTTTGCATTTGACAAGGAATATCCTAAGTGGAACGAAGAGGGAGAATACGAGCCTTTATTTGAGACGATTGCCAAGGTTGAGCATTGTAGCGTTTGGGACTTTTACCCAGACCCAGAAGCTCGATCTATGTCGGAAGCTGAGTACATAGTACATCGCCACCGCATGAGCCGTAGCCAACTACGCGCACTAAAAAGGCGTCCCATGTTTAGAGAGGAGTCTATTGAAGAGGCTATCGCTCTGGGGCCAGACTACGAGTCCGAGTACTGGGAAACAATTTTAGAAGACAACAGCTCTCGAACTGAGACTGAGCGCTATGAGGTTCTGGAGTTCTGGGGTGTGTTAGATGCCGAGATCGCAGAGCAAGCTGGTATTGATATGCCAGAAGAGTTTGATGGCTCAGATGAGGTTCAGGTTAACGCTTGGGTCTGTAATGGCCAGACTCTACGTCTAGTCCTTAACCCCTTTGTACCTGCCCGTATTCCTTATCACTCTGCCCCCTACGAAGCTAATCCTTACAGCTTCTTTGGTGTGGGCATTGCAGAGAACATGGCTGACACGCAACTACTAATGAATGGCTTTATGCGTATGGCTGTAGATAATGCCGCGCTATCAGGTAATCTGCTTATTGAGATAGACGAGACTAATTTAGTTCCGGGCCAGTCTATGGATGTTTATCCGGGCAAGGTATTTCGCCGTCAGGCGGGAGCACCGGGACAAGCTATCTTTGGAACTAAGTTCCCTAACGTGTCACAAGAACTTCTAATGATGTTCGATAAGGCGCGACAATTGTCAGACGAAAGCACAGGCATGCCTTCCTATGCACACGGTAGCACAGGCGTAATGTCTACAGGCCGTACTGCGAGTGGTATGTCTATGTTAATGTCTGCTGCGGCTAACAACATTAAGGCCGTAGTGAAGAATATTGATGACTATCTACTTGGCCCATTAGGAAAGTCCCTGTTTGCATTTAACATGCAGTTCAACTTCTCCAAAGAATTGCTAGGTGACTTAGAAGTTATCTCTAAAGGCACTGAGTCTTTGATGAGAAATGAGATTAGGTCCCAGCGCTTACTACAGTTTATGCAGATGGCGGCCAACCCAACTATGGCTCCGTTTGTACGATTTGATTACATCCTTAGAGAGCTTGCTACATCTATGGACCTAGATGAGGACAAGATACTTAACGACCCTCGTCAGGCAGCAATCCAAGCTAAGTTCATGGCAGAGCTACAGGCGGCACAGCCACAGGCTGAGCAGGCAGCTATGATGGGAGGGGCACCAAACCCAGCAGACCCGACAGGTACTGGCGGCGGCAACATAGCTCCCGGTAGCGCACCGCCTCCGGGCGCAGAAGGATTTACAGGTGGCGGCCCAGAGGGCGCACCCCCACCACTTCCTGAAGAACTACCACCGGGCATCTAATGGAAAAAGAATTAGCAAGGTACCTTCTTCTACTCGTTAACGAGAAAGAGACTTACGACAGGTTGCAGGCCCTTATCGAAGAGAAGATAAAGGGGCACCTCAAGAATCTAGAGAAGACCACAGACACTATCCGTATCTACCAGATACAGGGAGCCATTTCCGAGTTACGTCGATGGGAGCACCTAAAGGAGTCTATACGAGAGTCTGCTGAATGAAGGGACAACTAAGTACCTTCTTCCCTCTTAGCGTGTACTCTAGGATGGCTGGATTAGAACCAGAGCTTAGAGAGGACATGGTAAAGGATGTAGATGCGGCTGTAGAAGCCACAGGCTACTCAGATGATGTCTCTTCTTGGACTGGCGATGTTAATGGCTATCACTGCCTACACAACAACCCCCTTTACGCTCCGCTTATATCAGTAGTTCGTGAGGCTTTGATTGAATACAACACAGCTATAGGCATAAGCCCAGATCAGTATGATTATTGGTTCACTAGAAGTTGGGCTGTTAAGCAGACTAGAGGGCGTACAGTAGAGTATCACCGACACGACTGCTCTCATATTAGCGTAGTGTACTATCCAGAGGTCCCTGAAGGTTCAGGGGCTTTTCACCTAGCAACGGACAACCATCAGAATGAGCTGTTTGCTGGTTTGTTTAGACCAGAGCAATATTCTCAACGTATGGTGTCTTTGTCTAATCCACATAGTGCTTCAGAGACAGCTCTTACTGTGGCGAATGACTTAATGATTATCTTCCCCTCTAAGACGGGGCATAGGACTGCACCTAACAAGGCAGAGTCACCAAGATACAGCATAACTATGGACGTTCTTATGACGCTTAAATCAGCGGATAAGCATGAGTTTGGTTTACCACCAGTAGAGAACTGGAAAAAACTTCTAGGGTAATTGATGAGCGCACTCACAGACAAAATTGCAGAGCTGGGATCAGGATTAATGTCCCGCGTAGATCGTGGTGTTAATGACAACTTTGAAATGGACCGTCAGCTTTATCACTGGACGGAGGCTGAAGAGATAGATGAATTTATTCCTTCCGAAAAAGGTAAACTTGGTTCGGGGGTGTACCTATCGGATGACCCTCAGTACGGCGAGAAGTATGTAGACTTGACTAGCGGGAATGCCAATGTCATCCCAGTAAACGTAAGGGGCCCACTTGCTTCTGGACCAGAAAGAGATTTAGCCAGCGAACAAGCTAGAACAATGCTCCGAGAAAAAGGCGAGTTTACCTCTCAGAAATGGAAAGAAGAAAGAAATAAAATACTTCAGGGTCAGGGGTATACAGGCATAGAGGTAGGCGGTGGCGCCCCAGAAATAAACATATTTGATCCCAAAGACTTGAGATCAATTTTTGCTGAGCACAAAAACCCTGCAAGCAAAAACATATTAGCTGGCTCTGCCGCCACTGCTGTAGGGGCCTCTGCACTTATGCCTTCTGAGGCAAGAGCAGACGTAGGCTCCATAGAGCCTTATGAGCCCAACCTAAGAGACAGTATCCAGCAAAAGCTTGCCGACTTCATGGGTGGCGAGAGAGATGATGTATATCGCTCTAAGAAATTAATGGCTGCGGCAGATTGGTTTCCTGTAACAGGAGACGCTACAGGCGTAGCAGACACAGTAGATTCCTATAACGAGGGTGACTACGTCAGCGCAGGCATCAATGGATTTGCCACTCTTCTTGGCACCGTGCCTCTTATAGGAAAGCCTGTAGCAAAAGGCGTTAAAGCGCTGGGCGTAGGTGTTAATGAGGCACTGACAGACGGCAAGTTCTTAAAGAACTATGGCGCAGAAGCAATGGACAAGCTGGATGAATTGGCTGAATTTGCGACAGCTGGGACTACTAAAGCAAATGCTCTCATAAACGCCGCAGTGGAACAGGGACGACAGGTAGGTATTCGCCTAAACCTAAATTCAAAAATACCAGATGCTCCCGCTGGTATGGATAAGCTCCAAACTCTGCACGACAAGAATTATAACGGATCAGCTTTATCCTACGTCCCCCACGCTACTGTCACCGATGTTACTTTTAGTGTCAGTCAAAAGGGCCGTCAGGGAATTGCCGCTAAGATAGGTGGCATGGATGTACCAGAAGCCAAGAACAAGTTCCCGGCTATGTCAGTTGATGGGAAACTCGCCTCTTCAGAGAATGTTATCTCTAAAGGCGGTGAGGGCGTCATTGAGATTGGGTTTAACCCCAAAGCGCATCACCTATTCATAGACATGAAAACAGGACAGGCAGTCAAGGGTGCGGAAGTAGCCACTGTGGTAGGTGATCGAGTTTATGCAAAAGGCGTCAAATACTACAAAAAATCAGAAGCACCAGAGCCCCTGAATGCATCAGACGGCGCAGAGCTTCCTAGTGAAGTGAGGTATAACGAAATGAACAAGGGCGGTACAGTACAGCGCGGTAAAGTAGAAGAAACTGTTTTGGATAGTAGCACACAAGAAGAGCTGGATACTTCTTCTAGAACAGCGGCTGAGACAGATGAAATTATTAGTACTCCAGCAGAGCGCGTAGCTAGAGAAGAGATGTCTAGTAATAGACTTCCTGCTTCCGAAAGTGCTCAGCCTGAAGAGGACAGGACTAAACCAGAGCTCATCAGCATGTTTCATGGTGGTATGGCTATGGGCCTTATGGGTCCTGATAACACAGTAGGCACTGATCCTGTTTCTGGTAACCCCATACCTATTGGCTCTTCTGCGGAAAATGTACGAGATGATATCCCTGCTGCGTTGTCTGAAGGTGAATTTGTTGTTCCTAACGACGTGGTCAGATGGTTTGGATTAAAGCGATACATGGACATGCACCAAGAGGCCAAGATGGGCCTGATGATGATGCATGAGATGGGTCAAATAAAGGGGGATGAAGAGAATGGATATGATGAAGAAGATTGTGGATGTGGCGAAGAAGGTTGCGCCATATGTGAAGACGGCCTTGACGATATGTATGGTTGTGGCGATGAAAATTGCCCTGTTTGTATGGGAATGGACGAAGATTATAGCGAAGAAGATTCAGGAGATGATGAAGACTATCCTGAAGCGCCAAGAGCACAAGTAATAGTAGTTGAAGAAAAGTATCCTCTTGATGAGGATTCTGAGGGAGTGGAGTCATACCCAACGAAAGGTGGTCAAAAACTGTAGGGCTTAAATTTTGGGCTACCCCTGAAAGGCCCCCAAACTAGAGAAAATTATTATGGCTAAATACCGTGGTTCTCAAACGGACCAATTAGAGAATGAAATAAATCAGCTGGAGAAAAGTATAGACCCAGTGGAGTTGCCAGACGAACTTCCAGCAGACCCCGATGAAGCTTCATTCAAGAAAAGATACGGTGACTTACGTCGCCATCTTCAGACCATACAATCCCAGAAAGACACTGAGATTGACTCCCTTAAAGGACAACTCGACGACGCTACTCGAGGGCAGATTAAGTTCCCCAAGACGGACAAAGAGATTGCTGAGTGGAGTGGGCGCTATCCTGAAGTTGCCAAGATCATTGACACGATTGCTCAGAAACGAGCGAACGAGGTCCTAGAGATTGGTGAGAAGAAGATAGCTAGTCTGGAGAAAATGGAAGCTAAGATGGATAAGGAGAAAGCAGAGCACCATCTGCGAAAGCTCCATCCTGACTTCGATAAAATACGAAACTCTAAAGGGTTTCACGATTGGGTCACTGTACAGCCCCAGTGGGTACAGGACTCTCTTTACAAGAACTCTACAGACGCAATGGCAGCCAGTCGTGCTATTGACCTGTATAAAGTTGATACAGCAGGTAGGCGTAGACCTTCTGGGGCTACAGGGGCAGCTCAAGCAGTGTCTCGATCTAGCTCCTCTGCACCAGCAGGAAAGGGGCAGGCTAGGTTTACCGAGAGCCAAGTATCAAAAATGACCAGTTCTGAGTATGAGCAGAATGAGGATGCTATTATGGATTCCATGCAAAAGGGTTCTTTTGTATATGATCTTTCTGGCGCAGCCAGATAATAGCTCTTGAGAAACCCTCTATTGAATGATATAATTCTACCATAGAAAGACCCCTTTATAGGGGGTTTCTCTCTCGCTCCGACTCAGGAGCATAGTAAGACCGCTTACAGCCTACTCTTACAAATTGCACCCCAACAGAAGTTTTGACGATAAGTCCACCAGTTTAGCTAGGCCCGTGATGGTACGGAAGAGGTGTCGATCAACCCTCTCCACGCTCTCATGCACCCTGTAGCTGAAACAGCCACTTCGCAGTCGTCTTCTGGTTTTAACCTCGTCCCGCTCTGGGACTTTGTCTAACGCCACTAGGAGAACTACTCATGGCATTTCCAAAAGCATCAGGTTACTCAAACCTACCCAACGGCAACTTTTCGCCGGTAATTTATAGCAAAAAAGTGCAGTTAGCTCTGCGCAAAGAGTCCATCGTAGAAGGTATCACTAACACTGACTACATGGGCGAAATTGGTTCAATGGGCGATTCAGTTCGCATCATGAAAGAGCCAACAATCACTGTCTCTGACTACAAGCGTGGCACTGCCATGACTTCTCAGGACTTGGCTGACACTGATTTCTCTCTGGTCATTGATCAGGCGAATGCGTTCCAGTTCCAAGTTGACGACATTGAGACTCAACACTCTCACCATAACTTCATCAGCCTTGCTACAGACAATGCAGCATACAAGCTGAAGGACGCTTTCGACCAGAACGTATTAGGCTACTTAGCTGGTTACGACTGGGGCGGTTCTTCTTGGGCTGCTCGTACAGCTCCTGCTGGTACCAAAGCCGACGCGGCTGCTGGTGCTGACGAACTGTTGGTAGCTAACAAGATTGACGCAGCTACCTTCGGTGGAACTGCTGGTAACTCTCTGCCTTTGGCAGCGGGCGGCGGTTCAGGTGCAATCACTTCTCCACTAGCCATGCTTAACCGCATTGCTCGTCAGATGGACCAAGCAAACGTAGCAACAGAAGATCGTTGGTTTGTAGCTGATCCAGTATTCTACGAGTTGCTAATGGATGAGAACAGCAAGTTGATCAACAACGACTTCGCTGGCGGTCAGGATGCAGGCGACGTTCTTCGTAACGGACGTGTTGTATCTGGTTTGATCCGAGGCTTCAAAGTCTATAAGTCTAACAACCTCCCATACGCTGGTACTGGCGCTGGTACTGCTGACGCAGACGGCTCTGATGCTAACTTTGGTGTTGTTGTTGCAGGACACCAGTCAGCAGTAGCTACAGCTCAGCAGATTTCAAAGACTGAGAGCTTCCGCTCACCTGACACCTTTGCCGATGTTGTTCGTGGCATGAATCTCTTCGGTCGCAAGATTCTGCGTCCAGAGTGCCTATTCACTGCGGAATACAACGTAGCATAAGTAGTTTGGTTAAGGGGGGGCCTTTTTGGGTCCCCCTACCTTTTATCTCTTGAAAAGTGATTTAGATGCCCGCTACCTTTCTAGACCTATCTAACAGAGTTTTAAGACGCCTAAACGAGGTGGAACTCAGTTCTTCTGACTTCCCTACAGCTCGAGGTGTGCAGGCGCTCGTAAAAGACGCCGTTCAAGCTTCTATAGCATCTATTAATCAGTCTGAGTTCGAGTGGCCATTTAATGCTGCTGAGCATACCCAGACATTAGAAATTGGCCGAGAAGAGTACGACTGGCCTAACTTTTTTAAAGTTGTTGATTGGAACTCTTTCCAAGTGATTGAGAGCATCAACGGCTCAAACGAATTCAAACACTTAAACTACATAAGCCGCGACGAATATTACGATAAGTACCGCGATGATGACAATGAGTCAGATTCAGCAGGAAGATCGCGCCCTACTATGGTTTTTCCAAGTCATGGTAATGGGTTTGGTGTTACTCCCTCCCCAGACAAGACATTTCAGATACGTTTCAGGTATTTCCTGAATTACGCAGACTTAAACCTTTACGATGACCAAACTAGAGTGCCTGAGAGCTTCTCTAGCGTAGTTGTGGATGGTGCATTGATGCACATGTATATGTTTAAGGACAACGTAGAGGCAGCTCAGGTTGCTCAGTCTTTGTTTGCTCAGGGGCTAAAGAACCTACAAACGCTGTACATAAACAACTACGAGTACATCTCTGACCATAGGGTTGCCTTTTAATGGCTGATAGAATTCAGTCATACAAGGTTATCTCGTCTGGAGGACTAAACTCGACAGAAAACCACCTAGACCTAGCAGAGAACTTTCCGGGTTCCGCTACTCGTCTAGTTAATTACGAGCCTAGCCTGTACGGCGGTTATCGTAGAATTAGTGGTTATCAGCCATTAGATGGCGCCTCTGAGTTTGTGGGTACAGCGTCTGAAGCAGAAGGCAAGGTCCTCTGCTTAGCTATTTTTAGAAGTACACTTTATAACAATGCTGACCTGTTAGCTGCCCGTAAAGATGTTGGAGCTAACACCTATAGTTTTTATAGGTACGTCCCTTACGCAGGCTGGAATAAGCTTGTTACAGGTTACACAAGACTTACCGTTTCTGCTAACGGATTTGTTAATGTCGATAGAATTCGATTTACAACCTTTAACTTTGGTGATGGCAATAAGATTGCTTTTGTTGATGGCGTTAACCCACCAATAATTTTTGATGGGAGTAACTGGCAGGAGCTAACAGTTTCTGGTGCGGGTACATCTACAGATGCTGGCGGTGACCAGCTCGTTGATACACCCTCTTTAATTGACGTGTTTGAGAACCACTTATTCTTTGGTGGTGACGGCGGTCAACAGGCTGTGATCTGTCATAGTGCCCCACAAGACCCCTACAACTTTACTGTAGCAGCGGGTGCAGGACAACTTAACACTGGGTTTGACGTTGTTCAGATCAAACCCTTTAGGGACAACTTATTTGTCTTTGGCAGTAACGCCATCAAAAGAGTATCTACAGACCTTACACTAGGGTTTTTGTTAGATCAGGTAACTACTAACGTAGGTTGTATAGCTTCTGACTCAGTACTGGAGATTGGTGGCGACTTAGTATTCCTAGCACCAGATGGTCTACGCCCCGTTGCTGGTACAAGCCGTATTGGTGACGTTGAACTAGAGACCATCTCTAAGAGCATTCAAGCTCTACTTGTAGATATGCCAGCAGACTACGATTTAGACCGTGTTCTGGTTGGTGTTGTGGTCCGTACAAAGTCTCAATTGCGATACTTTATTGGGGATGACTCAGAAGCAATTACAGAGAGCTCAGGTATTATTGGGGGACTTAGAACAGCCGACCAAAAGTTGGGGTGGGAGTTTGGTGAGCTACTAGGTATCCGAGCGTCTTGTTGTACGTCTGGCTACATAGGCCGAACAGAGTATGTCCTTCATGGGGATTATAATGGCGGCGTTTATCGGCAAGAGCAGACTGATACTTTTAACGGCGCTGGTATTACAGGAATATATAGTACTCCTTACTTTGATTTTGGTGACACAGAAGTTCGTAAAATTCTACGTCGGATGAATACGTTCATTAGAGCAGAGGGCCCATTGGAGATGAACGTCTCTGTGGCCTACGACTGGGACGACACTGATACAGCCAAACCCGCTTCTTACTCCCAATCCTCTAAAGGAGCACCTGTTGTATATGCAGGTAGGGATATCAACTACGGCGGCACCAACATTAAGTACGGCGGTAATGAGAAGCCTATTATGACAACAGACATACAGGGCTCAGGGTACGCAGTAAAAGTCACCTTTGTAACACTCGGTGAAAATAGCGCTCATTCAATTCAGGGGATGGTTTTCGAGTTCTCTGTTGCAGGGAGAAGATAAAATATGGCGGGATATACTAGACAGTCGGTTGCTGATATTCTCAATGGAGAGAACGTCACAGCACCCCCGTTAAACGCAGAATTTAACAGCTTACAAGACGCCTTTGGTACTGGCGGCCACTCCCATGATGGGTCAGTAGGCAATGGGCCTAAGATTAACCTAGCAACTTCTGTTACAGGGGTCCTTTCACCTAACAATGGTGGATTTGGGGGAAGGAACGTATTTGACCAGACTAGTAACCCTAATCAGACTGCTGATGGAGCGCAGGGCTACGCTGTAGGGTCAGTCTGGATAAACGTAACAACGAACAAATCATTTCAGTGCCTCAGTAACACCGCAGGCGCGGCAATCTGGCATGAGCTTGCTGCATTAAATGCACAGGGCCACTGGTTACCAACCACGAGCGGTGTCAATGATATTGGCTCAGCTAACTATGAATTCAGAAACCTTCATCTTTATGGTACAGCTAATGCAACTAACCTAGAAGGTACTTTGGGTGCTGGTGTACCAAGGGCCGTCACAGGCACAACAATAACAGCCACAGGCTCTTTTGTTGGTGACCTTACAGGCAACGTCACGGGTAATATTGCAGGTACATCTACGGGTGGCCATGTAGGTGATGTCTTTGCTGACGATACTACCAGTGTAGTACTACAGAACGGTATAGACGGCACAGACGCTGTTTTCACTGGCTCTGTAACGGGCAATGTAACAGGCAACGCCGCAGGTAGTCACACAGGCTCTTTCACAGGAACTGTAGATGCTAATAGTGTTGTAGTTAGCAACGTAGCTACTCCTGTAGCTAGTACTGACGGGGCTAACAAACAGTATGTTCTAGATCAGTTAAGCTTGGGCGTTAACAGCGTAGACCAGTATCGTGAGGACGCGCAGAAACTAGCTATAAACGCTGAAGATGCCCAGTACACGATCTCAACTGGCGTGACTGGTTACTCTGCTCTCCACTACGCGGCTAAAGCCAGTGCTAGTCAGACTGCCGCCGCAACGTCTGAAACAAATGCAGGAACATCTGAAACAGCCGCCGCTAATAGCGCACTGATAGCCAGCCAGAAGGCCGCTTTAGTCAGTAACAGCCTAGACGCTGCTCAAGGATCACTCATAGGGGTACTTATCTAATGTCACAAACTCTCACCTACTTTGTAGCCAGAGAATCTGCGGGGGATGAGGCAATTGCTACTTTAAGCAGCATGCTAGACACGCCCACCGTAAGGGAACTTATCGTGTGCGTTAAAACACTCGAACTCATGGAGGGGTATGCCAATAGCACTGGTTATGCCGCTCTAGTGGAAAAGCTCGTAGGGGCTGCTCGAACCGTAATGTCACAGACATTGGCCGAAGACGACATGATGTATGTTGCTAGAGCCATTTCATACGGATCAGGCATTCCTTTAGGGTCTGAACTGCGTTGGCAGATTCAGAATTTAGACAGTCACAACATTGATATTAATGGTGATGTTGCTGCTGGAGAACGCACTCTGGAATCTTTCGGAGATGTTGTACTTGAAACCTTCTACGCTGCATCAGCGGCTTAATTAAAACGGAGTAACCTAATGGCTACAATCAACCATACCGTTACAGTCGCTAACTACGCAGGCGAAGGTAACCGAATTAAAATCGATGGTGTTAAGCACCCTAACTTGTTCTTTGCACGAGGCAACACTTACGTTTTTGACGTATCTAATGCCAGTGTATCTGGGCACCCAATCAAGTTCTCAGAGACCCTGAATGGTACACACGCTTCTGGTTCAGAGTTTACCACTGGTGTAACTGCTTCCGGTACAGCAGGCAGCTCTAGCGCCACTGTTACCATTGTTGTAGATGGCGATACACCTGACTTGTTGCATATCTATTGCGGCAGCCACAGTGGGATGATGGGCACTACAGCGTCAATTAAGATCAGTGGTGTTATCCTCACTGACCATACAGTAGATGACTTCACTACCAATGTAAGTATTTTCTCTAACACTATTGCTAGAGAGATACCTACTAAGATTGAGTCAATCGCTACAGCCCTGAAATCACACACCAACACAGAGCTGGGTGATATCACTACTTATGTGAATGCCTCTCTGGGTTCTATTTTGACTGAAGTGAACGAAATGGCTGGTAATATTGCCAAAGAGCAAGTAGAATACGAAGCACAATTCGACACTGCTTTCAGCAACTTAGAGACTAATCTAGGCAACTACACACAAGATGTTGCGTCTTACACTCAGGCACAAATCCAAGACCTAATGTTTACTGGTGCTGTGACCTCGTCAAACATCTCTTATGACTCAGATGGTCGTCTAAGTTCAATCTTATCCAATGGTAAGTTGACTTGGAACATCACCTACGATTCCGACGGTAACCTAGACTCATTCAAAGAGAATGTGAGCATTGGTGGCCAGACTTTCACTAAGACTTACACAGTCAACGTAGATAGTGGCACTGGCCAGATTACAAACATCGAAGTAGTTTAATCGACAGGGGTAGCACACCATGACAGACTTATGGCTACACAACCGAATAAAAGTTCTTGAAAACGTACCGACCTCAACGGCCCCTACGGGGTCGGTGCAAAGTCTGTTTGGTGTGTGGGAAAGGTATGACAATACTTATGGGTATGGGGCGGAGACCAGTAGTAATATAAATGGTGACAACTCTTACACCCTAAACACCTATGGCTATCGTCTAATTCGTAGTAGAGGGGACCAGAACAATACAACTGACTGGTATGACGCTACTTGTGTTGGGCCTGTATTAGATTCCTGTAATGCTACCCATGCTGACTTTGACGTAATGGCATACAAAGAAACAAGTAACTCGACAGGCTACAGTAACACTAGCACCTACGATTACCCAAATATTGGCATTCGTATGATGGCTGTGGAGAACACTACAGGGTCGGATATAACCCGCGCTTTGAATGTTATTCGTTCTGCTTATAGTACTTACAGCCAGTGCAGCACTTGGGTAGTTACTCCCAGTACTCTTGTTGATGGTAAGTACACCGACGTTAATGAGACAAATGCTGGGGGCTCGAGTAGCACCAGTAGTGCGACAGATGTGAATGTTACAATCCCGGCTAACACAGTAGCTATGATTTTTAATATTACTCACTGGAAGTACTACACTTCCGTAGACAGCGAGTATATTGGGCAACATTTAAATGGCTTTAATAACCTGTCTAACTTTTTTGCAGACACAGGGCTCAAGCCCCGTAATGATTTTGTCAAAGCTGCCTATGAAGGCGGTGTACCAGACCAAGGCTCTGTCGGCCCATGGAATTACTTGAACGATATAATTCTGAATAAAACAACTACGCCGACAGG